CAAATGGATAAGAAAGTAGAAAAAGATGCTTACGACCGCATTATTGAAGATATGCAGGCAGACCTTTTAATTGAGCAACTGCAACAGCAGGAAGAACGCTCTCTGCGCCTAACCTGCCTAAAATTAGCCTTGGAGCATATAGACGAGGATTATGACGCTGTTGCAGATGATGTAATAGATATTGCAACAAGATTTGAAAAATACATTTTAAACAAATAACTGTAAGTAAAACAATGGCCGGAGTAAACAAGGTAATCCTCGTTGGAAACGTAGGAAAAGACCCCGAAGTAAAATCAATAGGATCAAAAAAAGTAGCAAAATTTGTGCTTGCTACCTCTGAGTCCTACAAAGATCAGTCTGGAGAGAGAGTAGAACAAACCGAATGGCACAATATCGAGTTTTGGGGAACTACAGTTGATGTGGTGGAAAAATACGTAAAAAAAGGCTCTCAGGTATATGTGGAAGGCAAGATACGCACCCGCTCCTACGAAGATAAAGATGGCGTAAAAAGATATGTCACCGAAATCATGGGTAACTCTCTTACTTTACTTGGATCAAAGCAGGTAGATTACAACCAGCCTGCTAATCAAACCCCTGCCCCTGCTACAAAGAAACACCAAGAGGCTTACGCAGAAGCATCCCATGATGATGATTCACTCCCTTTCTAAGATGGAATTAGTAGGTAGGGCAAAAACGTGCTTCAAATGCGGCGAGTTAAAGCTGTTATCTGAATATTATAAGCACAAACAAATGAGTGATGGTCACCTGAATAAGTGTAAGGATTGCACCAAGAGGGATGTTGGTAAAAGGGAAACCAAATTACGCAATAATCCTGAATGGGTAGAATCTGAGAAAATAAGAGCAAGGGAGAAGTATCGCAGGCTAAATTACAAAGATAAACATAAGCCAACTCCAGAAAAGAAAAAGGAGATAATGCAAAGATACTTTGAAAAATACCCAGAAAAAAGATTAGCTCAGATAGCAATGAGTAAAGTTAAATATGAGCCAGGATTTCATGGTCACCACTGGTCTTATAATCCTGAACATCACAAAGATGTAATTGTTCTTGATGAATTAACTCACAATAAATTACATAGATACATGATTTATGATCAAGAAAGGTATATGTATCGCACTTTAGATGGAAAGTTACTTGATACTAAAGAATCGCAACTAGAGTATTTAGAATCAATCCTGTATTTACCATAAATTTCTCCCGTTCTAAAATATGCAATTTAACCTAACCGAAATACCACCTAAAACCGATTTACTCTCTCAGTTTCCGCAGTTAGCCCTTTACGATGAGTTCAGGGCTATTGTGCCTGGAATAGATTCAATGCAGGTTTTACGTTACGTAATCTACGCATTTGATAACTCTAGCTGGAACGCTGAATTAAATAAAATCTCAGATTACGCTAAAAGAAAAGAAAAGGCGGCAGAGAAAGCAGGGTTAAAACTCAAAGATGAGCTAGTGCAGGACTTACTATCTGGTAAGTTACCGGAAGCCAATGCGATGATCACCCGTTTTTTCCGCCTGCAAAAGAAGTATCCTTTTGAGCGGTGGGTAGCTTTATCGGAGTACTACCATGAGCTTACTGAACAGATACGTATCCCGATTCTAAAAAAAGACCTATCCGAAGATGATCTGCTGAAAGCCTTCACCACTAAAAGCAAACTTGTGGCAGATTCCAAAGTTATTGCCGAAGATTTGCGCGAGTTAGAGCGCGAGTTATTTGGAGAGGATGACGCGCTTAAATCAAGTATTGAGAATGGTCTTGCCCAATCGGATTTCACCGAAGGCAAGGCAGAAAAATATGCAAGACTTATAAAAGAAAAAACCACTACTAAAAAATGAACGGAGTACTAATTTATTACTCAATTGGCCTAATGTGCGCCTTATGGATTATCTGTAATTCAGATAAAGATACAAGAGAAGGTTTATTAAATGATATTGAAAAGCAGAAGCTATTAGGTTACCCCGCATACCTTGTGAACCTGTTTATAAAAATCCCGATTGTATCCCCTTTTGCTATAATATTTTCATTTATTAAGGTATTATTTTAGCAAATTTTTAATTTTTAGGCACTATTATTGCAATTATTGCAATTAAAAGAGCCATTAGGGAATGAGTGAGAAAGGTAGTGTAGTTGAGGTTTACGGCATAAATATTCCCATTCCCCCTCCCCCTGCAAAATCTAAAATTGCAGGCTATCACCTTCCCAAGAAAAGCCAGAAATGGCAGCGCAATCCATTACCCAAGGACTGGCAAAGCCTCTCAGAGACAGAGCAGGATGAGTTTATTACCCGCGAGTGGGATCGAAGGATCAATGGCTACTGGTTTTATAACAACGGAGAGCCAACCTATATTCCGGGCGGATACTACTTTGAGCTTAACTGGTGGCAGATAGATTCAGGTTATAAAGATTACCGTGACAGGGATCGTAGGAAATGGCTATTCTGGGATTACTGTGACCGTGATCCTTCCTGCTACGGGTGCATCTACATGAAACACCGCCGGGATGGGGCAACCTACTGGGCAACAGCCATTAATTACGAGAAAACCACCCGCTCTGAGCAAAGACTATCAGGCATTCAGTCCAAAACGGATGCGGATGCAAAATCTGTATTTGGAAAGCTGATTGCCGGATGGAGAAGGCTTCCGGATTTCTTCCGTCCGCTGCATGATGGCACGACCCATCCTAAATCTGACTTGCGGTTTTTTGAGCCAGCCAAAGGAGGTCACCACAAGCAAATCAAAGCTACCACAGCCCTTGATTCCTCTATCGAGTACAGGGCTACAGTGGATACGGCCTTTGACGGGGAGAAGCTGCTATTTTATCACGGGGATGAGTGGGGAAAGATCGTGAAAATGAACGTAATGGAGTGCTGGCGGATTGTAAAGCAGACACTCTCGCTAGGTTCCGGAAAGATTATCGTTGGAAAAGCCTTAATTACCTCCACAGTGGCTGAAATGGAGAAAAAGGGCGGCAAGCACTTCAGAGAGCTTTGGAAGCAGTCTAATCCACACGATAGAAACAAAAACAATCAGACCACTTCCGGCCTGTATCGCCTTTTCATCCCGGCTGATGACGGATTAGAAGGCTTTATTGATGAGTATGGCATGAGCCTAAAAGAGCAGGCTAGGCAGCATATTCTAAATGAGCGGGAGGATTTGAAAGCCAAAGGCGATTTGGATGGCTACCGCGAACACAAAAGATTATTCCCCTTAACAGAAGAAGATGCGCTGGCCTCTGATGGCAGAAATTGCCTTTTTGATGTAGAAAACATTGATGCAGCCCTTGAGTCAATTGAGGCTAATCCGCACTTAGTGCAGAATGGCATCCTGCGGTGGAAGGATGGAAAGCCTTTTTCTAGCGTTGAATGGATTCCCCAGTCCAATGGAAGATGGCTTTCGCACTACTTGCCAGATAAAAAAGAGGCTAACCGGGTAAAAAAGGTGGGGGATAAGTATTTTCCGGATAACAAGGAGCAGTATTCTGGCGGCATAGACCCTTTTGATCACAAAACTACTACAGATAACCGCCGCTCTAGCGGAGCAGGTGTGTTTTTTAGAAAGTACGATGAGCTAATTGATGGGGGAAAGCACCCATCGCTTTGGCTTACCTACACCGGGGCATTAGAATACGTCTACCGGCCTGCCACTCCTGAGATGTTTTACATGGATATGCTTCTTACGGCGTGGTATCTAGGCTGCGAGGTATTTGTGGAGACAAACAAGCCGGGGCTTTGGAACTGGTTTGATAATCAGGGTTGTAAGGCTTTTTTAATGCTTCGGCCCGAATCCACGCAAACAGCCAATACCCGCGCGCAGAAAGATGCCCCCGGAGCGCCAGCCTCACCGATGCTGCATGAACACATGGCAGATCGCATAGAGACATTCTGTGCCACAGACCCCGAAACAGAATGGGCGCACGTGAGAAGATTCCCCTTTAAGCGCACCCTAGAGGACTGGAAAGACTTAGATTTAAATGATACCACCAAATTTGATGCAGGCATGGCCGGAGGCTACGGGCTGATTGCTATCCATAAAAGAGTAGCTGCAAAACCAAAACCCATTGCTGTCACCCAGTACGTAAAGCGGTTTGATAATTCAGGAATACAATCAAAAATAATAAGATGATATATATCAAAAGGCAGGATAAGTTCAACTATGAATTTGATCCAATCCATAATGTACATGTATGGTATGATTGTAAGGAGCTAGGATGGGTATTTTCTTTTAATGCAGATTTATACTCAAAGGAAGATTCCATAATATGGGTATTAGATAAAATAAATGAATACGGAAGAATATATAAAAATATAATACACGGATAATGAACACTAATGAGCAATTTGACCCGGAGTGGTTTTTAAATAACACTCCCCGGCAAGCCACTCCTACCAGGGCACAGAAAAGAGCCGCCGAAAGAGCCTATGTAAAGAATATCTCTAAAGAGATATTTAGATTAAGAAAACACAATTTATCGAAAGCCAAAAGTATTTCTAGTGAAGCAGGTCAAAATCAACAATAAAATAGCAGCCAAAAAAGGGGCTTCTATTGATATATTCACCACCCAGATCAGACGTGCGCCTGCTCTTTCCCCCGAACAGGAACTCTCTTTAGCCCTGCTTGCCCAAAGCGGAGACAAACGGGCATTTGATAAGTTAATCGAGTGCAATTTGCGCTTTGTCTTATCGGTGGCAAAGCAGTATCAGGATTTAGGGGTGGAACTTGAGGATTTGATTGGGGCAGGTTGCGAGGGAATTATGGAAGCAGGCAGGCATTTCTCGCCGCAGAAAGGGGTAAAATTCATCTCTTATGCCGTATGGTGGATTCAGGCAAAGATCAATCAGACAATCGAGCAGCAGGCCCGTATCGTGAGGCTACCCATGAACAGGGTTCAGCTTATTGGCAAGATCAAAAAAAAGGGAGAACTTCTTGAGCAGCTTTTGCAAAGGGAAGTGCTGCCGGAAGAAATTGCCGAGGCGCTAAACATCTCAGTTGACAAGGTGCTTGCCAACATTCCAGGCACAGGGGCTTATGTTTCTATTAACGGGGCAGGTGCAGGGAGCCTTGAGGATGATTTGTCAGAAATCGAGCTTACTATTTCCTCTATGCTTTCCTCGCCTATGGACTTAATGCCTGATTACAGTATAGACACGGAGGCATTAAGAAAAGAAATTAACCGCCACCTTGCAGAGCTTCCCCAGCGCGAGGCAGATGTGATGGTGCTTTTCTTTGGATTAAACGACACCCCGCCAGAGCCGCTAGAGAAAATTGCCGAAATCCTTTCCACCCATAAGCATAACGTGGTGCTGCTTAGAAACAAAGCACTTTCTAGACTTCGCAAACAATCCACCATTGAAGCTTTATTATCCCTATAAACTATACAAATAGTATAATCAAAAGAATTTTTGTATTTTATGAGTAAGCCAGAAAAGAAAAGAAAAGAGCGGTTTGATAAGGGCATACCCAAGGCTAAGGCCCGTGAGTTTTATAATGAGCGCAGACTTGCCGAGGCTGCGATTCCACTTGAACACTACGCGCAAAGCACTTTTCCGGGCCGGGTAAAAACAAAAGAAACCATCTATCAAGAGCAGTGGCACAAGGCCATGCGCGAGATTGTGGAAGCAGATTTACAATAGCACAAAGCGATGATGAGTGAAAAGCAGCAGGTGTATCCAAGCCACTTTGTAACGGCAGAGAAAAAAGCAAGTAAAGAGTGGTGCATGGACTATATCAAGGCCATGTATTATGAGTTTACCCGCAAAGATTACGGCTTTGGCTACAATCAGAGAGATCGCTATAAGGAAAACCGCCTCTACGCGCATGGTTTGCAATCTGTAAACCAGTACAAGGAACTGCTTACCAATTCGGATGACCCCAAGGATACCTTTATTAACCTAAACTGGGAAATCCATAAAAAAGCCCCCAAATACCGCGATACCATTCTTGGCAGAATGGATAAAATTGAGTATCTGATTTCGGCAAACGCCATAGATCAGCTTGCAGTAGATGCAAAGCGGCAGTATAAGTTCAGAAAAAGAGCCGAAATCCTTTTATCCGACCTTCTTTCCGAGTTGCAGTCATTATCTGGTATGCCTCAAACGCCTGAGCAGCAGGAAATGCCAAAAGACATGGAGGGCTTAGAGCTTTGGCTGGAGCTAAACTACAAACATGCCTTAGAACTTGCAATAGAGCAGGGGCTTGATGTGGTGTTTTATATCAACAAGTTCCGCCATATCCTTTCTGAGATGAGGAAAGACTTAGTGGACTTTGGGGTGATGGCCTGCAAAGACCTAATTGATTCCAATGGCATGGTAAAAATTCGCCACTCAGACCCAAGCCGACTGATTACCTCTTACTGCAAAAAAGCGGACTTTTCAGACATTACTCACGCAGGGGAGGTGATTTCAATTACTATCAGCGATTTGCGCCAGCTTGCAGGAGATGCTTTTTCAGATCAGGATTACGAGCAGATGGCTAGGCAAGCCTGCGGAAAACATGGCAATCCTAGCGGATGGCAAGCAGACCGCTTGCAGGATGGCAGGATGCCCTATGATGATTTTACACTTCTGATGGTAGATGCCGAGTGGTTTTCCACTAGTAAACTCACCTATCAGAAGATCACCACCAAATACGGTAATACTACCTTAAAAAAGCGATCCGATGAGTTTAGATTCAAGGAAAAAGATTCCTTCTCCCGTACCCATTACAAGGTAGTTTACAAGGGTTGCTGGATAGTGGATACTGACTACTGTTTTAACTACGGCCTTGCCTCAGATATGAAGCGGGTTAAATCCAATCTTGCAGATACCTCTCTCTCTTACCATATTTTCGCTCCCCACATGGTAGAGATGCGGACTGTCTCGATGATGGATCGGATGCGGACAGTACTGGATCAGATTCAGCTTACCTGGCTCAAGTTGCAGGATGCCATCGCTTCGGCCCGTAAAAAAGGACTTGCCATTAACCTTGACGGATTAGATGATATAAGTTACGGAGGAAAAGAGGGGGAAGTATTCAAGCCATTGCAGGTAGTAGAAATCTATAACCAGACCGGAAATCTGCTATACCGCACTTCCGGGGTGAGTGGCCTGGAACATACCGGCCTTCCGGTGCAGGAACTTGAAAACGGGATGGCTTCGGATGTGTTTCGCTTTGTGGAGCTAATGAACTTCTATCGCGGGGAGCTTCAGGATGTGCTAGGGGTGAATGATGTATTTGATGCCTCTAACCCTAATCCGGAAGTAGGGCTTGGTACCTCTAAGCTGGCAATGGAAGCGGCAAATAATGCCCTTCAGCCCCTTTACACCGTAGATAGGATGCTTTATGAGCAGCTTTGCAAATCATGCGTTCTTCGGCTTCAGGAAGCAGTAAAGATAGCTCCTATCCGGGGAATAGCCGAAGTGATGGGCAGAGAAAAGGCAGAGGTGATTGAGATTAATTCAGATATTGCCCTCCATGAATATGTGCTGAAAATCGAGACAAAGCCCGATGATTACCAGCGCCAACTCCTTGAGCAAAACCTGCAAGCCTGCCTTGCCGAGCAGTCTATTGACATAGAGGATGCCATCTATATTAGAAGAATCAATAACTTAAAACTAGCAGAAAAATATTTAGTCTATAAGCGCAAGAAACGCGCAGAACTTGCCGCCCAACAAGCCCAGCAGCAGACCGAAATGGCTTCACAGCAGCAGCAGGAATCAGCCGCCATGAGCGCTCAAATGGAGCAGCAAAGAATGCAGATGGAGTTTGAAATGACGCTTCAAAAAGAGCAGGCGTTATCGCAGTTACGCCTTCAGGAAGAATTAGTTAAGCACCGCTACCGGATGGCTGAACTTGAAATGCAGGGAGCAATCAAGGCCGAGCATATTGACCTTACAGGAGATATTGATATGGAAATCAAGCAAAAAGAGGGAGAACAGAAGCTAGAGCAGATCAAGGCTACTCCTAAGCCTACGGTAGCTCCTAAGAAGAAAGCGGCTTAGAGCCATTCGATTGTATAATCAGTTAAGCTATCATCCCAATTTTTGGATTCCCTTAGTGTATATCCATTGGATTTTAGCTTATCAATAGTATAAGAAGATAATTTGCCGACAAATAATTGATAGTATCCCTTCCGGGCTTCTCTACCGATAAGCCCTATAACTTTAGTATACTCCTTTTCGTTTTCCTTGTATTGGTCTGCTATCTTTTTAGCTTCTTGTGCTGTCATTTCATTTATCTACTTTATATTCTATAATTTCTAACTCAAACAAATCTCCCCACCGATAATACGTGCGGGAAGGGGTGTTAAATTTTTGAATAGTAGTGTAATCTACCTTCCATAAGATGCTTTGCAGCTTACCCTCGGCAAGATGGTGAGAGGAATACACCCCTTTTATCTCACTAGCCTCATAATCCCGGCTCAACTTCACAATATAGACGCTACTCATTATTTTATACTTCTATTTTTAGTAAGTCATCTTCTGTAAGAAAGACGTTAAAATGATCATCTGCCAGGGTGGCATCTTCCCTAAATTCTATAAAGTCAAACATAAATTTCCTCTCATTCTCCTTCCATTCACACCACACGCCCATTCGCTTATTAAAGGCAATACTATAATGCAGGGCTTCTATCTTGTCTGCAACATTTGAGGATATAGTAATATGCCTGGCTCCTATTTTATGCAAGGCTTTACATATAGACTTATATTCATTATAGGTCATCTTTTTCTTTTCCCTCTAAACTACGCAAAAAACAATTAATAAACAAGTTTTGCGTAAAGTTCTTTTCTTTTTTTTACTTTATCTGTATAAGAGAAAGACAAAGTGGCGTTAGAACTATCTATTTGTGTAAAGACCTATGATGCGGACTGTTCTGCATTGTACTTGCAGGACAAAACCGGAGACTATGACCAGGATGGAAACCAGACTGGCTATGGAGAACCTAATTTTGATTATTCTTCCCTGAAACTGCTTGTACGAGGGGTGGCAAAAAAGATGGACTACACCACAGGTGTACTCTATGATGTACCCCTTGTAATCTCTGAGGTTGAAATTGCCGGGGTAAGCTACTATAAGGCCATTACCGTTGGGGATGGCAACTATGTTTTCACCTTCAGGGCATACCTTCGCAAAGGCTCAGTGGAAGAAGATACCACCAAAGCCCTATGGGATGAGTCCCTGCAATCTTTTGTGCGCTACATCGGTGAGGATTACGTGCCTATACTTGAAACTGAGCTTACCCCCGCAGATGCAGTGGGCGTTTCAGTGGACGCGCACCGCTACTTTTTTGTCTGTAACTCCAATAAGTGTATAGCTAAAAAATTTGCAGGCATTAAAAAAGGATGCCCCTGCGAGGCAAAAAAAATCATCGGAGAAATTGATTCACTGATACTTCTGGAAGTGGATTTTCAAAATGCCCTCTACGACTATGATGCCCTGCTTTATTCAAGGGCGCAGGAAAATATTGACCGGGTAATCAAGGCTTGCGCTGGCAAGTGCGGAAAGCCGGGCGGCTGTGGATGTGGGTGCAGTTAATTGCTAAAAAAATAAAGACTAAAAACGATAATGGCGCTGATAGATGATGAAACCTGCTGCGGCGGGGATTGTGGAGAGGGAAATGAGCCGGTAAATATTATCGGGGGAAAAGGCGATGATGGCTGGACTGCCCTGCATTCCGATATTGCCTCAAAATCCCATTTCACAATTATTCCCCCGCTGGATGCTTCCGTAGGGGAGCAGGCGCAGGTAGTAAAAGTAGCGCGCAAGATTGTAGCCTGGGTAGATGGCTCAGGAACACCCCCCGTCCTTCCTGCCCCGCCTGATAACTTTTTAGGTGTTAACGGTAATTATACTTCTTTTATAAATGCCATCAATTACAAAGGCCCGGCTGGCCCGGCTGGCGAGGGAACCGATGTAGACAGGGAAGCTGATGATTTCTCCGAGGCTGTGCAGGCAGGAGATGAGGCAGACGGGGTGTTTTTTGCCATAGAAAAAATAGCAAATAAATTCTCACTTACTGCTAGGTTTATCCGCTGGATCAAAGCCCGGATTGCGGCTGTACCGCGCTCAGTGGTAGCGGCAGGTAGTAACACTACCGTAAGTTCGGTAACGGTGGGCAATACAACCACTTATACAGTAAATTCTTCCGGCGGAGGGGTAACTACCACGCCCGGCGGGGCTGTAACCCAGGTGCAGTTCCATGACACTGGCGGCGTGTTTGCAGGCGATGACGGGATGAATTACGATAAGAATGCAAACCGGCTTGCTGTATCTAACCTTCGCATAACGGCTGCTCCTACCAATGCACCTACTAATCTTAATTTTTTAGTCCGAAATCAGGTAGATGGCGCTGTTGAGCAGCGGGTAGACCTTCCGGTAGTGGTAAATTCTGTGGATTCGGTTGGCTCTGTAATTACCAAAACCTTATCGCACTTTTTTGGCACATCGGGCCAGATCATTCATACACTGGATTATGCCATCTATGAGGACGCGCCGGGCATGGACTCGGTGGCTAAAACCCCAACCTCTCCTGGTATAGCGGGTCTTGTCTCCTATAACTCAGGCTTTCTCTATGTCTGCGTAGCCGACAATACATGGGTTAGACACGCTGTAACAACCTCCTGGTAAAACAATGTACCTAACGGCAAACAACCATACCCAAAAGAAAGTTTTCTACTACCAAAGTGGAGGGCAGCGGTATGTAAAGGCTAATGGGAATTTAAATAACGGACTCAATTTTATCGGGGCAGATGACAATAAAGTGATGATTCCCCATGCCTCCCATATTAACTATTCCCTTACTGGCACTTACTCATTTTCCTTCTGGATTAATCCCCGTAACCTGGATTTTCAGTCCTCTAATGCAGCCACCATCTTTGTCAAGCGCGAAATAGTAGGAGGTTTTACCGATAATAGGGGAGTACAACTTGATATTATCAAAACCGGCACAGGGCTTTTCAGGGTAAGATTTTTTCTTTGCGGACTCTCGCAGGCAACAGACTTCCGCTGGATATATACAACGGCTTCTTTTGCTATGAATAAAAAATGCCACATTGCTGCCACCAAAACCACCGCCCCGGATTCATCGGGATTAAACCTGTATGTGAATGGCCGCTTGCAGCCGGTAACCCGGTTAAATGAGGGAAGTTTTGCTAATGGCTTTGATATTACCCAAACCAAGCCTGCTTATATTGGCAATGACCGCCCTGGTGGCACAGGCAACTACCGCTATGATGGTTTTATCGTCCGGGGAAGCTCTTTTAATAGGGTAATTACTCTCGCTGAAACACAGCACCTGTACTTGTTTGAGTCAAGGCTTCCGGCTAGTATCCTTCCCTCAGAGGTGCTATTTGATTACCGCATCCTTGAAAAATCAGGCACTAGCCTAATAGATACTTCTACTTACAATAACACAGCCACCTTGCAGAATTTTGCCAACACTTCCCTTGGAGCAAGCAATCAGTTTGTTCGCGCTTATACTCCTTTTGATTCCATACAAACATAAAAAAGCCATGAGTGTACTCAAAATAGAAACCTATAATGATAATCAAGGAACTGTAATCGAAACAGAGTTTATCGGCATGATTATCAATCCTATCGGAAAATCCATTACCTGTCAGGCAGTGGATCATGTCTCCATTACAAAGCAAGTAAACGGGCAGCCACTGACCACCACTATCACAAGTAAGGATATAATCACAATGGTTGCCGATAACTCCTATAAGGTTCCGGTGGTAAATTCCCTCAACGAGACAGTTTATGTCAATAATGATCCTATGCAGGGAGTTGCAACTATCGGGGAGTTTGATTTCTGGCGCATTCTGCTTTTCAATCTCCATGAGGTATCGCTAAATAACGTGATCACTGGAGCGATCCTTAAAAAGAAAGGATTAAGCTCTACTCCGCTGTTTTTCCCACAGGCACTACTTTCCTTGCTGTAAAAATATGACTCCTGAAATAAAAGTATTCCTGGCCCAGATTCAGCGGCTGCAATCAGACCTTGGATGGGAAAAGCATGAAAAAGACAAGCGCGGGGAGTCCACAGATGGCTATTTGTGTGAGTTAAAGCTACTTTGGCTTGCCACCAGGGCTTACCGTAATGACCGCTACAGCCACCTTTCGGATAATGAAAAACTACTTACAAGAGAGGTATTGCTCAGGCAGTTTCCCTCCCTTATATGGATACACAACCCGCAATTGCCCACCTAAATAGAGGGGCTAAAGATAGTAATACAGTATTTAATCACGGTTTCTAAAAAGAGAAGAAAAAAAAAGAAGATGGGAAAAGAAACACAACAACCTGCCACGCTCTCGCGCACGACTACGCCGGTGAATTTTATCGGAACCGAAGGTGCAGATGGCCTGCCGGGGAAAGTACCCTATATTGCCTACGCCACAGATGAAAACGGCACAGGCTTTACTACTGTAAACCCTACAGTTAATCATATTTATATTGGTTTTATTGCCGCCCCGGAAGGCTACTTGCCAAAGGCGGGTGATTACACGGGAAGATGGCTTTTGATTCAGGGACAACCAGGACAGGCGGGCGCAGTAGGAACGTCCGTATCAGTAGTGGTAGCCTATGCAGATGATGCCACAGGCTTTGCTTTTACAACAGATGTAGCCGGAGCAAACAAGGACTACTACGGCATAAAGGTGTATACTTATCCTGCCAATCAGGTAGCGCCAACGCCTGTGCAGGCAGATTTTTCAGGATTATGGAAGAAAGTAGTCGGCCCTACCGGCCCTACCGGCCCAGGCGGAGCAGGTTCAGGGGATATGCTTTCGGTAAACTATACGGATGGCGCAGGAAAAATTCTTCCTTCAGTTATCAAAACCGATCCCTCCAGTAGACTTGTCACTGACACGCAGATTGCCGTATGGAACGCAAAACCCTCACAGGTGTATGTGGATGATTCTATAGCTACCTTGAATAGTAGCCTGCTTGCATCTGTGCCGCTGGCTGGCAATAACTTAAATAAGTTATACAACCTGATTGTAAATCTTACCAATGCAGCCCCCTCCACCCTTGATACATTCAATGAGTTTGCCGTTGCCCTTGGTAATGATCCTAATTTTGCTACTACTATTTTTTCTGCCTTAAACGGAAAGCTATCTTCTGCCGATATAGTTACTGTACTCACTGATGCTTCTACCTCCAAGGTAGCCGCTGCCTCCACTGTACATGCACTAAAAGGACTGCTTGACTCGCTTACTAGTACTGTTTCAGGAAAACAAAACAGCTTTACGCCCCTAACTGGAACCCTTACTACTTCCACTACTGATATTCCTTCTTCAAAGGCAGTAAAAGATGCCATTGATGCAGTATCACTCTCCGGGGGAGCCACCTTCAAGGCCATTGAAATTGATCCTGCTACCGGCACTTATATAGGCATTCCATCGGATACTAATATTTTTGTGCTTTTTATCGGGAATGTGACCCCTCCTAACCGGGAGAACTCAGACTGGGATGAGCGCCCCCCTTATGTAACAGGTATTACTGTAGGAACTACTTCTTCTTCTACTATTCCCCTCTCCTGGCCTGTTGTTGCAGGTTCATCTGAGTACAGATTAGATGTTTACACGGAATCCGGCGGAGTGAAAACTTACCGGGCAGGCTATCAGAACAGGCAGGTACTTACAAACTCTATTACCATATCTTCCCTTCCTGCCTCCACTTCTTATAAGATCAGGATACGCAATGTGGAGATTATATCGGGAAAATCTTATGCTTCGGTAAACTCTGTAGTGCTTACTGCCTCTACCACAGCAGGCGCGGCAACAGCAGCAGCTAGCATTCTTTCAAAGTCTCCTTTCCGCTTTATGCGCTTTAATGAGGCTCTTTCTGCTACTACTTCCCTTGATTCATCGGGGGCGGCAAGAAACGGCTCTTATGTAGGATCGCCCACCCTTCAGGTGACAGGTCTTGATAACTCGGAACCTGCAAACAAAGCCGTTCAGTTTAACGGCACTTCAGGGTATGAAATATCCTCTAATACCGTTTGGGGTACAGCCTTTACAATCATGTTCACCGTGAAAGCCACCTCCACAACAGCTATTGACCGCTATATCTACTCAGAAGGTTCAGATACTACAGGGCAACTAGCCAACTGGGGCATCCGGCGCGATCAGGCCACAGGCTCTACAAAGCTATCTATCCGCATTACAAATAACGAAGGAGCCGTAGTGCTTTCTAACCTGATTCTGCCTGCTGATGTGTTTGTCAACGGAACTGTATCACATGTAATTGTAGAGGATAACAATGGTACAATCAAAGCGTGGGTTAACGGCGTGTTGCAGCGGCCAAATCCTGCCCTGCCGGAAGGTATCACCGGCCAGTACACCCGCTCAGGTACTTATACCATGAACAAAGCCGTGTGGGGTGCCCGCTACCGGGAAGGCGTGTTTGGTTACTTCTTCAACCAGATACTTGATGAGGGGGTTAGCTGGAAGTCTGCTAACGTGTTTACCCAATCTGAAATTGATTCACTTTATAGCAAAATAAGCTCTTAATAAGTTGGCAACAGGAGAAAAGAAAAATTACGTGGACGGGGGAGGGTATACTCTCCCCAAAGCCCGCTACCGCTACATTGACGGGGCAGGCTATAGTCTCTATAAAGGTTTTACAGGTAGTTCTAATACAAATGAAAAGATCAATGTACAGCGCTCTCGTCATTTCCTTAACTTTTTAAAGTACCGCTCAGAAAACGGGCCATTCCGCGTAGTGGGGGATTTGCCAAGAAACTACCCGACCATAGAATCACCGGCGCAGTTTCACACTCACTCTCATCCGGGCTGGCAGTACACGCTGGCAAGGGTTTTTGGTGAAACCCTTTCAAACGGAACGTTTGTGGAAGGATTTGAAACCCGCTCAGAGGCTTCTTATACAGAAACCACCGGGGCTACCGCATCTGAGTTAAACGCTAAGATGAATGACTATACGGCCCTGCCGGATTCAGTGGTGCTGGCAAGGGAAAACCGCCGCCATGAGATGCGGAATGCGGCTATCTACTGCCTGCATCCGGATTTTGTGACAAACCCTACCCGTATTGCAATCAAGCAGAAACTAGCCCGGTGCTTTTTAAATACTGTCCGCAATGATAACCTGGATATAACCAATACGGTGCATTTTCCAAGAGGGGGCTTTTCGGATGATGCCTCCGGCTTTTGGCAGCTATGTCACATTCTTACCTGTTTTATTCAAATCTACGATGATTTGGATGTAAAAATTAGCGATGATGACTTTTTACCATTCTCAGCCGCTGAGCGCACAGAAATTAAGGACTGGTTTTCAGGCTGGTATGAGATGTTTGACTCTTTGTTTAGGCCGCAGATTGTAAAGGCTTTTCCTGCCTACTACACCTATAGTTACAGCGGTGCTTACGGAACGGTAAACCGGGATGATTCCCCTTCTCCTGTATGGTGGCAATACAACCCGGATGATGCTACCACTCCTGTTATCCGTAACGCAAGAGGCTATCAGAAGTTTTTAAATAACCGCAGAGGGTTTTATCAGTGTTATGCCCTTTTCTATCAGGCAAAGTTTGGTTTAGGTTCAGGCCGGGCCGATGCCTACCGCTGGATTTATCATTGCCTTCGGTTTGCTACCTGGGCGGATGGGGATTTTGCAGAGCAGCACCGCATTTCTGCCGGAGAACCCGCTGAAGGGTTAATCTATACAGGAAGCTCTGCTAATCAGTTTACCTGGATGATGGATATTGCTATGAAGATGGGATGGAGCGAGATATATACTGATTTCTGGGTCAATGGAATTACGGCAGGCTATCAAAACCTTGGCGGAGAAAACACAGCCTCCGCTACGCCCAAAACCATTAAAACCATCATTAAAAACCTTTCTGAGTATGCTAAAAACTCGCTGCCATTTGAGCGGTATGCTTCCCTTTCGGGCGCGCAAAACCGCACGAGTTCGCTTCGTATCAAACTCTATAATGTAGAGAATAGTTCTACAAATAACTTTGTGGTAGACGTGGCCGCAGCCGCTATTGCCTCTCCGCTGGCAAAAGATCAGGAAATAGAAAATATTCACCTTCGCAGGCAGGCGGCAGGCTTTTATCCCTTCACGTCAAGTGATAAGGTGGGAGGGGTAAATAATATGGCTAAGGGCTTTCGGGCGCTGAATGCAAATATTATGCTTGAGTGGGGAGCAAGAGGGGGCGCATGGCATCCAGAGCAAAACCCTTGCGATTATCCTACGCTTATGGCAACCGCTTACGCTTAAAAAAAGAATAAAAAAATAGCAACAGGACTTAGGATTTTCTAAAAATGGAAATCTTAGTTTGTTGCTATTTTTTTTTATTTTCTATATAGGGATTACAGGGTAAGAAAAGTGGTGATAGATAAAAAGAAATTCTACGAGGCAATAAAAGAGAGCTTATTCAAGGGCAAACTGCTTCCTTCTCAGGTAAAAGGAATGGAGTCTATTTTTGCTTCCTGTGATACCTATAACGTAAAAGAGCCTACCCGTATTGCCTATGTGATGGCTACTGCTGCCTGGGAGACTGCCCGCACGATGCGCCCGATTAAAGAATTTGGCCTTGGTAAAGGAAGGCCGTATGGAAAAAAGATAGATGTGGACGGAAAGCCCTATGATCAGCCCGATCATATCTTCTACGGCAGGGGATACGTGCAATTGACGTGGAAATCTAACTACGCCAAGATGGGGAAACTACTTGGGGTGGATTTGGTAAATAACCCAGACCTTGCCTTAGATGAGACTATTTCCGCTAAGATACTTGTGATGGGAATGGTTCTTGGCCTTTTTACAGGCAGAAAACTCTCTGACTATATAACTAAAGAAAAAACTGATTTTATTAACTCCAGGAGAATCATCAATGGAACAGACCGGGCAGAACTTATTGCCGGTTATGCAGAGAAGTTTCTTGCTGCCTTGACCCTTTAAGATGATGCCACACCGCCTTTTCTCTCAGCCTTTTGACAACTTTATTACAGCTATGCTTTTAATTATCGGATGGGGTTTGACCCTTGCCAATATCCAGGCTGTGCTTGTAATTATACTTACGGCTATTACCATTGGTTACAAACTCTGGAAGTGGTATAAGGAAATTAAAGAGGAAAAGAAAAATTAATCATGTACAAACTTATAAAACTACTTTTGCTGCTTACATTATTTGCAGCCTGCAAACGCCCGTCCGTAAAAACAGAAATTGTAGAACGCACTACGATCTCTTATAGGGACACAACTATTACTCTCCCCGGAGAAACCATTCACGATACATTAATGGTGCAGATAGATTGTGATTCACTTGGCAGGGGAAGTATCCGCCCTACAAAAAGCATAAAAAGTGGACAAAAAACAAAGTCCACGATTATTGCCTCCGGAAATACAATCAGTATAGAATGCAAAACAGATTCCTTAGAACTTACTATAAAAGGGCTAAATAAAGAGATAGAAAAGCTTAAAAAAGAGACGAAAGTAGTGGAGGTAGAGCGCAAGGTGATTCCCTTTTACGTAAAACTTCTAATAGGGTTACTCATACTTGCGGTAATTGTGCTTTCGCTGAAAAATATTTTTTAATTTTTTATACAAAATTACCATAATAATTATACAATTTACCTATCTTTATGAAAAGTTTTAAATCTTTGTGGAGTGAGCTAGTTAGCCGTTGGAAAAGTAAAACACCAGTATTCTGGAAGAAGTTGCAGAAAAGAAGCATTGGGGTTGGGGTAGTGGTAGCAGGGATGCTTGCAGGGAGTGAATATTACAGTGAATACTTTGTAGTTTTTCTTAAACACGTAATGGAGGTTTGTGGCGTAATTGCGCTGCTAGCTCAATTCACTAAAGAGGATTCTAATGAAACCAAGTAATCTATGTCTGATAACACCTACCGTCCGCGCCTTCATGCCCAGGTTGCCCCGCTAATTGAGCAGATCAAGCAACTGCCGATTGAAAAGCAAAAGGCGCTGCTTGAGAATGCTATCTCTAGCAGAATAGAAACCTCAAATCCTGACCTTGACTCTCTTTTTGCCAATCCGCTTTTTTCTGAGCTTTTTGCTTCACTAAAAAAAACCACTGCGGCCCCAAAAGAGGAAGAAAGCCTGCCTAAACCATATCTGAACGGAAATCCGGATAATATCTTAGTAATCGGGGATACACATTTTCCATTTTGTAAGTCTGGTTATTTATCCTTTGTAAGAGAACAACAGGAACGCTTTGATTGCGGCAGAGTTGTTCATATAGGGGATGAATGTGACTCTGCCGCTATGTCATTTCACTTGAGCGATCCAGATGGGCATGGAGCAGGGCATGAAGCAGATTTAGCTCAAGAAGAATTAAATAGATGGTATAAGGTATTCCCAAAAGTAGATGTATTAATCGGAAATCACTCAGCCTTACACTTTCGTAAAGCATTCGCTTCTGGCGTTCCTAAGCGGTTTATTTCGGATTATAAACAATCTTGGAATGCACCAGAGGGATGGAATTGGCATTTAGAGTTTGAATTGTATGGAGTTTATTTTGTGCATGGCACAGGTTCATCTGGTGATAATGCTGCTTTCACTAAGGCGCTTAATCGCAGGCAAAGTGTCTGCCAGGGTCATATCCACACCTCTGCAAATGTAAAATATAATGTTTCCCCAATTGATATAATTTGGGCAATGCAGGTAGGTTGTGGGATTGACGATAAGGCATACGCTTTTAATTATGCTCAAACTAATATTAAAAAATCAGTAATATCCTGTGGAGTTATACTTGATAAAGGCAGGATTCCACTTGTAATCTCCATGCCTCTATGATGACCGCAGAAGAAAAAAGAATCCGGCATAACGAAAGGCAAAGGATTCGCAGAAGTCAAACAAAAAACTCATCCACTAAAAAGTACGAGAAAACCAAAGGTGGATTCTTAATGAGGCTTTACCGAAATATGGAGTCAAGAATTACTGGTGTGCAAAAGCAAAAACACCATTTATACGAAGGTAAGACACTTTTAGATAGAGAAAGTTTTTATGAGTGGGCTAATAACTCCCTTGTATTTCATTCTTTATTTGAGAAATGGGAAAACAGTGGCTATGATAGAAAATTAGCCCCTTCGGTTGATAGGATTAATTCTTTAATTGGATATGAATTAGGTAATATAGAGTGGGTTACTCATTCCGAAAATTCAAGAAGGGGAAATCAATCTAAGTTTTTAAAAAGACAAAAAATCAACACCGCCGCCTAATATGCTCTACGATAACTGTACCTGCCCTTGTCCGGTGGAGGATGTAAAAATGGGCCTTTGTCACTGTATAAATTCAAAAATGCCACACCCTGCCGATTACGGAAAACCGCAAATAGAATCAGCCAAACGATATATTGCCATGACAAGAGAAGAAAAAATTCAGCAAGGAGCAGAGAAATGGACTCCGCAAACCCAAATTGTATCCGATGGAAACGGCGGATTGATGCTAGAAGATTTGACAGATTACACTACTGCACTAGGCAATGACCCTAATTTTGCTCAAACAATAAAGAATGCTTTAAGCTTTAAGCCAACAACAGCAGAACTGATCGCAGGGAAATGTGATCAGATTAAAGCAATGCTGCTTGAAAAAAACAGAAAGTATGGCGATTCCGCATTAAGCGAAGGCGTGGTTTTTCCTTTGTCTCCTGTACTCTCACTCAAATCCCGCATTAATGATAAACTTGCAAGGCTTCGTAATGACAATAAGGATGAAGATGAAGATGTGTTAAAAGATTTATGCGGATATATAATCCTGCTTCAAATCGCCATAGAAAAAGAAAAGAAATGAAATACCTTCCCCTTTTACTACTTCTATCCTGCGCTCCACTGAAAAGAGAAATCAAGAAATCTAAGACTAATGGCAGCTACGGGGATTTTTCTAAAATAGAAAACGCTACGATCTATTACCGCATTAACCCTTTTACGGGCAAAGCGCATATTTACGGGGTGGATTCAAAGGGAGAGGTGCTGCTATTTCCGGCAGTAGATTCCCTGGCCCATTACTACAAAAAGAAAAGATAAGTAAACCTTAAAACCTATATATCCCACTTTGTTTAAAACAGGGTGGGATTTTTTATTTTATAGGTATGCGCGGACTTGTAATAGGTGGTGGGGGTAGTTTGGGGGCTTTTTCAGCAGGCACTCTTGCCGGGTTAAACCGGGATTACGATATAGTGATAGGCGTATCCACCGGAGCCTTGATGGCCCCGCTAGTGGCATCTAGGCAGTTTTCCCTGCTTAAAGAAGCCTACACCTCAGTAGGGCAAGAGGATATATTTTCGCTTAATCCATTTACAAAAGAAGGGAAAATTTCCAAATGGAATGCAATCAAGCGGAGTGTGCAAGGCAAGGAATCTGTCGGGGAAACTCATAACCTACGCAAAACCATTGAAAAGTTCTTCCCGCAGGCTGTCTATGATGCTATAAAAGCAGAAGTAGTAGTTGGGGCGCAGGCAGTGAATGTATCTCCTGCTTACGTGAAGTATTTTTCTTCTAAAGAAAGCTCATTTTCCACCTTTAAAGACGGGATGTGGGCTTCGGCCTCCCCGCCTTTTATCGGCTCTATTGTCACAATTAATGGCATTGAATACGTGGATGGTGGTGTATCAGAAGTGCTGCCGATGAGTTATCTCTACCGCAGGGGCTGCATGGAAATAGATGTAATGCTACATGAGCCTATCAAAAAAGAGGGGAGTATTACCAAAGACGCAACCCGCGATATGTTTCAACTCTTATCGCGCATCTACTCTATTACAAGAACAGAGATTACTAGCGATGATTTAGCTACAGGGCTACTCAACGCACAATTATGCGGGGCAAAGGTGAATTTGTATTATCTGCCGGAGAAGCTCACAGATAACGTGTTTATTTTTAATAAGGAGCAAATGAGCGGATGGTGGAAGATGGGGTATGATTTAGCCTTTGACGAGTCAAGGATAGTAAGATATAATTTTTCTTAACATGGAGAGCTTATTTGAGGTGAGTGTAATCTCGGTGAACGGCGTGGCCGCTTCCGGTACTCGCACCTTATACTCAGACAGGGTAATATGGGCAAAGGCTTTTGGGGGCAACACAAAGATTATCTATGACAGGGAAAAAACAGAATACATCGTATCAGGTGATATTTCTACTATTGCCGCAGGGTTTGGCCTTATTTCCCTTTCTCAGACTTCCTATAACACTACTCCAACAAATATAACCACCTATATCAACCCTGAATTGATCATTGATATTAAAGCAGATCAAGCTGGCTCTAAAATTATCTATGGTTCCATTGCAGACAGGTGGCACAAGCAGGTAAGTGTTAGCGAATCTGCCGCGCAGGTAATTAGCCTTATTAGCGGCGCATCATCAGGCGGCAATAGTTATTTCCCTAGCGGATATGTAGAGGCGGGGTATTGGGTTTAATATAAAATATAAAAATAAATGGCAATTGTCACAAGAACAGGGAAAGGTTCACCACTCACCACACAGGAGCTAGATAATAACTGGATTGAGTTATCAGAAAAGCAGGAATCACTGGGCTGGCTGAATATTAAAAAAGCTTTTAACGCTAAAGGCGACGGAGTGATACTGGAAGGTGCAGCCTCTATTACGTCAGGCAGTGCAACACTAACCGTTACGGGCGCTTCCTTTACTAGTGCTGACATTGGCAAAAGTTTTATCCTGCATGGGGCTGGCTCAGGCGCAGTGGCCCTTCGCGGCACAATCACAGCCGTAACTTCTGCTACGGTATGTACACTTTCAGCTTCTGCTTCCAGTACCGTATCCGCTCAGTACTTTGCCTACGGCACAGATGACACAAATGCCATTCAGGCAGCAGTGGATTATGTGAGTAATTCCTCTACCAAAGATACTACCCTATATGCGCCAAACGGGGTGTATATGCTTGCAGGTGCCCTTAAAACTTCGGTAAATTCAGTAAATCCCAATTGCCAGATAGTACTTGGCACGCAGGCTTTATCTGAGGCGCAAACCTTAATAAAGTTTAAAGGTGAATCCTCGCCCAGGTTGCTACTGGGTGTACTTGCCGAGCGGCCCCTGATTACAACAGGCGTGATGTTTTATTCTACTATCACAGGCTCAGGTACACTGCCATCAGTTTTTGGCGGACGCGCTGGCACTTCAGATGTATCCCCTAACTTTACGCAGGTATTTGCAAAGATGGAAGACGTAAGGGTACGAACGCACTTTAACTTAGGTACAGGTAGTAAGGGAACTTCTATGACCGCTCTGAAATTGCAGCATATTAACCACTGCGAGCTAGACACGGTGTATGTGGATACGGACGTAAGAGGCTGGAATATCGTGCAACCAGCAGGCAATGATTCCACCACAGGTATTGCTATGCCAGCCCGGGACGCAGGGCTTTATGCAGTGGCTAGAAACTGTAACGTGCTTGGTTATCACATCGGCTTTACCGTCTCAGACCACACGTTAATAGAAAACTGCGCGGCACATCTTTGTAATGCCGCTATAGTAGTATTAAGGGCACATCATCCAGCGCTTGTAACAAAGTTTCATGCCCATTGGAATAGAAATCACATTGTAGCAGCAGGTAACTACGGCGCTGGCGAGGTGTATCATCCAGACGAGGCTGGATCATCTATTATCACCATTGATCAATTTGCCCTTGAACACAATAACCCCTCTACTTATCCTGGCCGCTGGTGGGCAACGCTTTGGAGTTTGCGCGACCCGTCAAATAATATCTTAGGGGATATAAGTTATAGTACCGTACTTGGTTCTGTGGGGCAGAATGATAATTTCCCGGTATCAGGCGGGGCAAACGTGTATTACCGCCGCATCGGTACAAAGCCTGCTACCTCATCTACCACTACTTACGTTTCTGACCTGTTTAATGATGCTAATGGGGTAAATATCACATCCAGGCTTCCTTCGGTGGGTTCTTCCTGGATTCAACACACTACCCAGTCAGCAGCCTTCACTACTGATGGTACAGGTAAAGCCGTTTCATCAGGAGCAGGTATAGTTACCCAAAACACCTCTTCGCCAAACGGGGTGATTACTCTAAAGCTAAAAGGTACGCTGGCTACTAGTGCAGAGGTGTTAATAAGAGCTAGAAACTCCGCATCCCAGCCAACGATTGCAGCCGTAGTGAACTGCTCGCTGAAAAATAACGCAGGCACACTTAATGTGCAGATGACAGAAGTAAACGCTTCGGCTACCGTGCAAACCACATCCATTGCCACCCTTGCCTTAGTAGCTGACCCGGTGATGAAAGTAACAATGAATGGAAACGCTATCACATTTACAGTGAATAATACTTCTGTTTCGCTTACCGTTTCAACAGGTCAGAGTAATACGATTCACGGTATCCAGACCACTGTTTCGGGCATTGGACTAGATGAATACAGTTTTGCTTCTGCTTAAAGGAAGTTTTATTATTTGTTTTTGAGTATAAAATACAAAACACTCCCCTATGGGGTAATATTAATTATATTATAGATATAACCTAAAACGGGCTACAAGCAGCCCCACTTAAATTTTATAAAAATATGCCATTACTAGCAGTTACATTAAAAGGATTTGATACAAATTCCGCATCCGGTACTCGTACCTTAAACTCCGAACACGCTATCTACATGCGTACTATTCCTGGCGGAACAGATATTCTGCTGCGCTATAATCCTACTATCTCACGCGATAGTGAGTATATACTTACAGGAACCATCGCTACTATCGCTACAGGTCTTGGCATGAAAGCCGTTGCCGGAGTAACCTCTTATGATGGTATGCCTCAAACCTCTTACACAGCTTACGTGAATCCTGCTTTAATCGTGCGTCTGCTTGATGAAGGATCAGGCACAAAGATTATCTACAAGCCGCGCCCCAGAGCAAAAGCGATTGAGATTATATCTTCAACAGCCAGAGCAACCCTTACCACTACGTTAAATACCTAATAATCAGTAAGTTATGCCAATACCATTACTTGCAGCCGCAGCCGTAGCCCCATCGGTTTTTCAGATGGGGAAAGGCATCGCACAGGCATCGCAGGCCAAGCGCCTAAAAGTGCCTCCCCGGCCTGTTTATAACATCCCGCAATCCATCCAGGAGAACGTGATGATGCGCCGTATGCAACAAAATGCGGCCATGCCTGGGTACAATGCGGCAAAAGCGGATATATCCTCTAATATGGCCTCCGGGGCAAGAGCCGCGCAGGAATCAGGAAGTTCAACAAATGTGCTTGCCACTATTGCCGGATTGCAGGGGAATGCAAATAATGCACTAAATTCACTTAACACCCAAAACGCGCAGTTTGCTTTAGGAGCTAAAGATGATCTCTCAAGGGCATTATCTCAGAAAGCAGGCTTTGAAGAAAAAGCATGGGAGATCAATAAGCAGCAGCCCTTTTTAGATGCTGCCGCCGCTAAAGCTGCCCTGAAAGAATCTTCTTCTCAAAACTTAATGGGTGGCCTTTCAGGTCTTGCTTCTACAGCGGCTACCTTTGCCGGAAGCGGCGCAGGTGCAGGCGGTGCAATGAGTGATGCGTATGCCAATACGCTTACCTCCACTCCCTCAAGAGTTACTCCTAACCTTGGTAATTTTAATGAGCAGATCATGGCCGATTACCGAAAGATGAATCCTTTGCAGCATCAGAGCTTTTCCTCTCCTACCTCTCAGAAAGGGAGAATCCCTGTAATGCCTACTATTCCGCAGAAATACAGATAGCCTTAGAAATTGCACTATTCTAATTAGTAAAAAAAAGCCTGACTTCAAGTAGTCGGGCTTTTGTATTTTGCAGGGAGTAGTTGCGATGTAAAAACGGATGTAAAAAGCGTGTGATATATGCGCCTTATATACAATTTAGCGGGTAACTAAAAAATATTTGCAGCAATATTTGTATAGTTTCTATTATTTTTTCTATATTTGCCCGTAACAAATGCGTAAATGTAAGCGTAAATTGTATAAAATTAGCAAATAATCTATTATTGCTTACTATAGACATATTGCGTTTTTAGCGTTTAAACAAATATTTTCTTGGTTGCGATGTAAATTGCGATGTAAATATTATCTTTACAAACCTAACTCAAATATAGCAAAACTATGCCAATCATCACCCTAATGCTCGACAAAAGAGGGCTGAAAAAAGAAAAAGCCATTTATTTTAGTATTGACCACTGCCAGGATTACAAGCGGCAGCATGTGAAAATATACTTGAAGGGAGTGAAAATAAACCCACTAGACTGGAATCCTGACGAGGGAAGGGTAAAAGGAAAATCCATGTACGCAATTGCTATAAATGATCGGATCACATCAGAGAAAGCCCGTATCGAGAAAGCCTTGGCCGATGCCCAGATAGATTCCATCAGGGGCGGGTCGCAAATTTCTCTTTTAGAAATCAAGGAAAAACTCTATGGGAAAATAAAGGTAAAAGAGAGCCTAAAAGAGGAATCCCTGCTTGATTTAATAGATTTATATATAGCAAAAAAAACAATAGGCGATCAGTACATAGCTGATCTTACATCGCTAAAAAATCAACTGCGGGAGTTTGCAAAGCTATATAATTATAAGCTTCTGCCAGAAGAACTATCTTATGATTGTTATCCTAACAGGGTGATGCTTGATGATCTGCTTGATTATTTTTCAGAGGACAAAGCACTTTCCAATAACTCTGTAGCCATTAAAATCTCGTACCTGAAAGGGGCGCTCAATTTCTGCTCATCCACACTTAGACGTAAACTGCCAGAGGATTACAAGCATTTAAAGGTAAATAAATCAGATGCCGAGCGGGAACGTTTGACCTTAGAGGAATTTATCCGGCTTAAAAACATGGACTTTTCCTATGATGAGCAGTTAGAGCAGATCAGGGATGTATACGTATTTGCCTGCCTTGTAGGAAGGCGCAGTGTGGAATTTAAAAACCTGACACCAGAGAACCTGATTATAGAAGATGAGGTAGAAAAACTCCTTTTTTATCCTGCCAAAAAGAAGGGAGCCAAAAAAGCGGTGAAATTATACCTGCCTAAATCAGCCCTTGAAATTATTAAAAAATACTCAGGAAAGCAGGATGGACTGCTGCCGCTCCACTACTCGCGCACAATGAACTCAATTCTGCTTAGAAGGGTGATGGAAAAGGCAGGATTTACCTCTACTGTGAAAAGAAGCGTAGGCGTAGGAGACAAGATTATAGAAAAAAGATACAAGCGCTACGAGTTACTTACCATGCACACTGCTAGGCATACGTATGCTTCCATACTTGATAATAAGGGGGTAAGCTTTTCTTACATTCAAAACCTTTTGCAGCATTCCTCAAGAGCCACAACTGAGATATATGCCAAGGCAGACAACCGCGAGGCTAACATGGCGGCTCTTGAGATATTTGATGCGCTATGAGGGAGTAAATGATGTTGTAAATGATGCTGTAAAATAAAACCCTTCCAAAAACGGGAGGGCTTATTTGTACTAAATCCTAAATTAAAATGAATATCAAAACTATTTATTTACAACAAATACTTATATGCCGGATTTCTTCTTGCCTCTACTTCTTCTTTGGTAAGAAACGTTAAATTAAGTTCACCCGCTCCCTCCCAAGGGCAGTTAATAGAAAGAGTTTTTTTTATTTTATTATCTTTTACCACGCTCAAAACCTGATCTAAGAACTTTATCTGCAACTCGCCGGGTAACCTATTAAAGCTGTTAATCATATCCCCAAGCAGTAAATCCTTATGCTTTTCTTTAAGTTCTGAGGTGAGAAGATAATACTCTTTTGGTGTATTCATAGAAGTTACCTCTACAAACCGGAATACACTTTCGCCTTTTTGCAGGGCAAGGGAGACTTTATTAGAATATTCGTCGTTTTCCATCATCTTGCAAAGATACGTAAAATTACAATAAATTTAAAGTATATATACAAATATTATTTTTATTATATTATTTGTATAAGCAGAAAAGTAACACAAGCGATGAAAAAAATAAAGGGGCCAGGTGACGGTTATACGCCACGCAATGTAGAAACCGGGGATAAGAGTTATGGAAAACCCGGCAAGGGCACAGATAAGAATATGAATAAAGCCCTCTCTGAGGCACGTGCCATTGGCGCAAGGTTTACAAAGCCAACTGTTACTTCCGGTACAAAGGGTAAAGCAAAAGTGTTCTATGCAGGTGATACGCAGCCGATCAAAAAACTACCTACCGCGCAACCAAAACCGCTTCCGGTAGATAAACCTAAAATCTCTATTCCAGCTAAATCCACAGAGAAACCTGCCGCCTCTAAACCTAAACCAAAACCTACTCCTTCGATAGCTAATATTTCATCTTCGGCAGGAAAGGCTAATAATCCTAAAATGAAATTTGCTTCCGTATCAAAAGGTAGTGAAGCAGGAGGTAAAAAACATTCTACAGCTTCTATAAGAAAAGCAAAAAGAAAATAAAGATAATTTGTTGGTTGGTGTTGTTGGAAATGGGGCAGAATATGCCCCTTTTTTATTTCTTTAACTCCAAATAATCCTCAACAGCTTCTTTGAAGGCGTTTTCTAATTCTTCAACTGTAGTAGCTTCAAAAGTTATTAAATCAGCAATACTCTCAATCTTGCCATGAAACACCATATCTTGTGAATTAAAATGAATACTACCAATAAAGCCCTTATGGGTTAGCACACCCTCTTTATTTCTTATTTTCTTTATTTCGGATTCTATTGAATTTAATTTATCCAATATCACAACCCACCCTGCTTTTATAACATTTATTAACTTCTCAAAATTCTCTTTATCTTCCATTTTACGCGAATTTATAGTTTTCAAAGTTTACATTCTTACATCTATTTGCTATATTTTGAGGGGATGTATTAAGCGCTATAGCTGCTTCCTTTAAGGAAGGATACAAAACATTACTTATTACTACCGAAATCTTTCTCTTTTCATTTGCAATTTTTAGTGTATTTATATTTATATTTATTCTACTATCTGGCGGCATCTTCCCTCTTTTGGCTTCCGCCATTTTATTTCGAGCCTCCTGTGTATGTTTCCTTCCTTTATGTAAATTTGATAATTGTTGTTTTCTACTCTCACTAAGAGTAAAAGTTATCCCTAGATTACTTTTTGCTTTTATTCTAATATTAAATCCATATTCTCTATTATAAGAGTTATGGTAATCAAGCCAGAATTGCTCTTTTACAAGAAGTGTATCTTTGCAACAAAACTCTAATACTTCAAAAGTTAAGCAATCTACTCCATACTTGTTAGCAAAACGCTGAAGATGAGTATTGGCATGGTTGTTTTTTAACAATGTTCTTCTGTGTTCAAAGAATCTCTTGTACAAGTAAATGGCACTCCCTACATATACCCTGCTATCTATTGAGTTTTTTATAATATAAACTCCTGACTTATTAGCGTTAAATTCTTCTATATTAAATTTCATAGCACCATTTTTGTACTACAAATATATTGTATAGTTATCATATAAACAACAAATTACAGGTATTTTTTGTATATTTACAGTATAATTTGTTTACTAAATGGCAGACCCAAAAGAAATTTTTTACTCCAATCAGAACCGGGGGCAGGCGGTGGTGCTGCGCGATCCACAGAAATATTTGGATATTATAGGCCGCGATAAGGCAATAGCTGCCAGAAATAAAGCAGCGGAAGCTAAAGCAAAGCAGCAAAAAGAAAAGGATGACAATGCCCTGCTTGCAAAGTTATATGATACTAAGTACGGGGAGTTTTGGGATGTAGATGCCAAGCAGTTGCAGCAGCAGCGGGATAATGTGGTGAATCTTGCTGCACAAAAACTTTCGCAGGGAGCCTCAGCAAGAGACTTGATGGTTGATCCCGAATGGAGACAGGCAAAGAATCAGGCTGAAATGGCCCATATCACCTCCAAGCAGCAGGGAGATAAGGCAAAAGAATTGCTTACTGCCGTAAATACAGATAAAGAAGGGATTTTTGATAAAGAGGAAATTACAGGAATATTAAAAAATTTCGCTACCGCCACGCCTGAAGAACGGGCTAATTTTGATTTATCATTCAATAAATACGCAAATCTTGGAGAAGCTGCCAACAAGGTAGCCGCTAGTTTAGAACCGGAAACAGTAAAGGCATACGCATTTCTTGGAGGGGATGGCAATTTTTATTCCGGATACCGGGATGAAGTTACAGATGCCAAGATAAAGGAAGGTATAAAACAGTTCCGCAGCTACAATAACCTAATCGAGCCTACCCTGCAACGCAAATACGAGCGGTTGCCGGATACGGAGAAAGCAAAATTTCAGGATTATGAGGATTTTGCCAATCAGACTGCCTTTGAGATGATGAAGGGTGCTAAAAAGGTAGTAGAAAGAAAAAATATTTCTTCTGCCGGAGATGCCTCAGAACGCAAAAAAGAGGAAGATGCAGCAACGCTGTTTGTACAGAAAGTGGGCGGATTAACAAAAGGTACAGGCTACTCATACAATCCTGCTGTGCCATTTAAAGGCGAAAATGGTCAGCCTATGATGGAGAATTTAGAATACAAGGGTACACCTCTAGGAAAGAACGCAGCAACCGGCGGAGATGTAGTAATTCAGGGCTTGTATTATGACCCTACAAATGGAAAATCATACATGAAGCGGTCTGATACGCAAAATCTTGTAGAATTTAACGGAGATAACGCCCTTTCTCTTATGGAGGTAGCAGGCAAGAGAATAGGTATATCGGATGCTAATATTAACTATGCGCTCCGCAAAAATAACATGGTTCGTGACGAGCAGGGCAGACTTCAATTTAATGCTGATCCTAAATTAGAGCAGGAAAGAGAGCAACGCAGGCAGGTTGCCCAGGCACAGGCGCAGCTTGTAAGTCAAAAAACCACTCAACTAGATTCTGCTATAGATAAAAAGGATATTAACGCCATTAATAACGATATATTCAAAGATGTTACTATAGAAGTTCCGGATAAGGGCGTACTTAAAAATCCTAAAGTAAAGAAAACTACTGGATGGTTTGACTGGGCAACCGGCGCTACGTTTGATTTATACGATGGAGATGAGAAGGTAAAATCAGATTTAACCATAGAGGAAATGAAAGAACTTATTCCATCTATAAGGGCCAAATCATATAACGTGGCTGCACCAAAGCAAGAGCCTAAAAAATCCACTACACCTGCAAAACCCGTTGTATTAGAAAAAGGGGCGCTTGACGATTTATAATCCACTATAATAAAGATGAACGAGGAAAAATTAAAAGCACTCTACGGAAAGCTAAATGAGGGTGGATTATACACCAAAGATTACGATACATTCAAAACCACTTTCTCTGATGAAGGGAAAAGGCAGAAGCTTTATGAGAAACTAAACAGCGGTGGTCTGTATACTAAAGATTACGACACATTTAACTCTACATTTTTCTCTACTCCGGAAGCGCCACAGGTTGAAGAACCTTTAAAAAAAAAAGACGATGCCCCCTCTTTTGCCGAGTCCTCTCTTACCTCTACAAATGCTTCTGCAAAAACTGAAACGCCTGCTGCGGAAGTAGAAAAAGAAGATGGCGGGTTTATGGGCGCTGTCCGGGAAGCGGCTTCTGTAGGAAGGAGTCTGATTGAAAATTCTATTCCTGCATCTGTATCCTCGTTTCTTTCTGCCTACACGCCGGAAAATGCTTTTACGGCTGGCCCCGGCGGATATAATCCAATGCAAATCACTGCTCCAAAGGCTGACAAAGCTATCCGGGAAGGAGCCAAACAGGAAAGCAAGGCGCAGCTAAAAATAGCCCTTGAAAAAGATAAGCAGGCTTCTAAGTTACAGGCGGTGGATTCGCTTGAGGAGATAAAAACACCTGGAGATTTTGGAAAGTACGTCTTTAATACCATTGTTCAGGCGGGAGTACAGATACCTGCCACGATCCTTACAATGGGCGGCTCATCCTTTATTCAGGAGGCAGGATCAAACTACCTTGAGGGGGTAAAAGAAGTGGCAAAACGCGAGGGAATCACGCCGCTAGAGGTGGTTGAGCAAAAGAAAGATGAGAAGCTTATTCCGCTTGCGTTTGGAACAGCAGCAGCAGCATTAGATAAAATCGGGGCAAAAGGAGTAGCTAAGGCTATTTCTAGTTCTTCTATTGTTAAAGAAATCAGAAAAAAGACAATTGATGTACTAAAATCAGGCGCAAAAGAAGCCCTGACCGAAACCGGGCAGGAAGTATTATCAGAAACATCCAAGGGGCTTTCTGCCGGAGACTCACTGCCTGAAGCAGTTGGAAATATTGACCCAAAAAGCCTTGCTAACGCTGCTGCCGGAGGTTTCTTTGGCGGAGGGGGCATTTCTACTGCCGGAAACGTGGTAGGATCAGTGCTGGATGCTGCCGCGCCAAAATCTGACATAGAGCAGGCAAGGGATTATATGCAGGATAAACTATCAGAAGTGGAGACTGCAAATAAGGAAACCCAGGCCGCTAAAACCGAACTCTCCCAAATCATCTCAGATGCCAAAGCTAAACTGCAAGAGCAGGCAGCAAAAGAAACCACCGTAGAAGATAAGGCTTGGTATGAGGGGAAGATTGCAGAATTAGAAGCTGACCCTAAGAAATACTTTGAATCGGGCATGGCAGGTGATCCATCGGTGGAGACTACCACCGGAGCAAGAGCATTAGAATTAATTAACAGCGTTCAATCTTCTGAGCAGTTCACGGAAAGTGAACAAAGCGAAAATGTGAACACACAGCCAATTATAGAAGAAAATGAGCAAAATCAACAGCAAGCAGTTAGCCCTGAAACTACAGGAGTTACACAAGAGACAAGTAGAGAAAACCAAGCGGGAGCTATATCAGAAAATATTCCCGATACCGGCATCAATGGGGGCGATACAACACTTACACAAGATACTAGAGGAGGAGATCAGACGCTTGGAAATCAAATTCCAAAATCCACCGGGGAACTCGTAGATATATTATTGCCTGAATACTATCCAAAAGGCAAGGAACTTGTGATAGCGGCAGTAGAAAAAGAGCAAAGGGGAGAAAAGCTTTCTCAGTTAGAGCAGGCGCAAGTAGAGGAATATAACAAAAGATTAAGTGAATATGAAGGACAAGTTTTATCAGATGCCGGGGGGAGTCTGGATGGAGGAGCAGGACTTGGAGGAGTTCCTAGTAGTAATGCAGACCAAAGTAGTAATGGAGCAGATAAGGGAGTGGTGTCACCTTCAGACAATCAAGGATTACCTGCCCAAGAAACAACGCAAATCAACCAAACAGAAGAAATAAATGGAGAAGGAAATATCCCTGGAGAAAATCAGGCAAATAGTAGCGGAAGCGCATCGGAACTTTCCGGAAGCGGTAGTGTTACTGAGCCGGGAGTTAGACAACCAAATCAACCAAATGATACTAGCAGAGTGGAGCAAGGAAACTCCACCTCCGAGCGAAGAATAAGAGAACATTGGAATAAGGTACAGAACACACCTGAGCTTTCTGATGAAGTAAAACAGGCATTAGATACCGACGATGTGCGTTACTATGATGCCATCACCAATGAAGGCACGGTAAAAGCGGCAAAAGAATTAATCTCAGGGCAAGGAGGCGTAATGGGTGCGCTTGCGATGGTAAAAGAACCCAAGGGAACTGTGCTTGAAAACGACATTGCCCTTCGTAATGCTACTTCATTTATTGTAGCTTCTGAACTAGATGCAATGGCAAACCGGGTGATGGACTCAGACCCTCGCCTAGCTGAAGATTACCTTCGTCAGGCCGTATCGGTACTGGATTCAAATATCAAACTTGGCACTCAGCTAGGACAGGGACTTCAATCCTTTGTGATCTGGAGGGCGATGTTTTCAAATGAAACCTCGGCTAAAAGATTTTATCTATCGCAGACTAAAAAAGCCAAAGAAAAAGCCTTAAAGAAAGCAAAACCTGAACTTGATCTTGCAAGGGAATTAAACAAGGAGAACGAGGCGGCTATCGAGCAGGTCTTGCAAGCAGGAAAGGTGAGTCAGATCAAGACCAAAAATATCACTGCGGCAAGTGATCGGGCAAAAGCGGCAAAAGAGAGGATCAGAAAAGAGCGGGAGGAGTTAAAAAAAGAACTGCTTGCCTTAAATAAGGCGCAGCAGAACATGGGCATCATCTATGATCCCAAGCGGCAGGCAGAGCTTCAGATGAAATATAACGCTAAACTTGCCCGTTACGGCCTTACTTACATTAAGGAAGGAATCATTGATTTTAAGCAGTGGAGCAGCAAAATGGTGGAAGATTTAGGAGAATGGGTAAAACCATATCTGCTTGATACCTGGGAGACTGCCCCTGCTGGAAGAAAGCGCACTCTTGAGCAGATTGCCCGGAAAGCCGAGCTTGACGCATTGCCACCTGCTGAAAGGGCAAAAAAATGGGAAGATTACAAGCGTGAGGCTGCTGAAAAAATTGCAAACCGCTTTGCTGATCCTAAAACCCAAAGTGAAAAAAACGCTACGGCAGAGTTTTTTAATCACCTGACTTCTACTATTAAGAAAAAGTTTGAATCTAAGAAAGAAAAACCGGAGTTTGATTTAGATAATAAGCTTGCCCTGATGGGTGAGGCAGTGAAAAACTTTGACAGCTACAAAGAGGTTTGGGAGGACGCTCGCAATATTGCCTTAAAAAAATATCCGGGTAAGGAATCAGAAATAGACTCGTATTTTGGGCAGATGCTAGATAATCCTTTTACGGCAAAAGAGGTTGAGCAGATTGTAAGGGAAGGGCTAAAAGCAGACGGGGAAAAAATTGATAATATCATCCGGCAGCACTATACGGTTGCCGCCCAAAAAGGGAGTGATCTTGCAAAAAAGCTAGTAGAAAAAGCAGGATTATCGGAAGTAGAAGCAAGTGAGCTATCGTCAGCCATACAATCAGAATTTAACCGGGTAGCCACTAAGCGGAAAGTGGCTTTGCTTAATAAGAAATACGGGGTATCGGTAGATAAAGATGGAAACCTTGTAAAGAAAGAAAAGGGCAAAAAAAATCCAAAGCGCGAGTTTTTTGAATCCGTAATCGAGCTAACCAATCTTGGCTCCCTGGATGACTCCCAGTACAGCGCCCTTCTTGCAGAAAAAATGGGACTTCCGGGTGCGATGACTCCTGAAATCTCTAAAAAAATATCATCTCTTGTTGAAGCTATTAATTCAGCCAAGGGAGAGGGAGCAAAAGTAAAAGCCATTATTGATATGATGGATTTTATCCGCCTGCAAAAAGGATTATCCGCTTCAGATATTGGCTTTTCTATGTGGACAGCAGGTATCTTCTCTGGCATCTCTACGCAAGGAGTGAACATTACCTCAAACATTACTAATACCTTATTTGAAGGAATCGTTACAGCCCGTAACCCGCGCGATCTTGCTGTGTTTGCCTCCGCCCTTTTTGATGGATACAAGCGTGGCATCAGGGAAGCAGGAAAGATTATCAAAACAGGATATACTACCCATAGGGGAGACATTTCAGAAGCAGCCCGTACATTAGAACTCTCTAAATGGGGGAATGTAGGATTGCTGCTTGCCCCTATTCCGGGCCTAAGATACAAAGATGTGTTCCGTTATCTTTCGGCAATGGATGCTATGTCATATATGGGGCTTAAAAACGGCAGGGAAGCCCTACTTGTAAGGGATCAGGGAAAAAAACTTGGACTGAAAGGAAAGGAACTAAGGCTTTATGTTGCAGAGCAAATGGGAAGCTCTCAGATGGAATGGCAGCAGGCTTATAATCAGGCCAAAAGCGAAGGCTTAACGGGCAATGCCTCTAAGCGCAGGGCATGGGAGATACTTGAGGAAAAGCGCGATGAGAAAATAAGAGAAGAAGCCGGTAAATACGCTGCTGCTAATACCTTTACAGAAAAACCAAAGGGATATTTAGGTATTTTATCTAACAGGATAAATCAATTAATCAAAGAAGTACCCGGCCTAAAACTAATCCTGCCCGTAGTAAATACAGTGGCTAACGTAGCTAATAGAACGATAGATTACACTCCTATTGGTTACCACCGGGCAGCTTTTGGATATAAAAAAGAAGGTTATCAGGGAGAGAATGGCTATGAGCGGGGCAGCAGAGAGTATTATGACCGCTTAACAAGGGCTACTATTGGTAGTGTACTAATGCTATCTGCTTACTTTTTACTATCCGAAGATGAAGAAGGAGAAAACGAGTTATCCCGCCTGCTTGGCAAAACCGTAAAGCTGCATGGCAACGGCACAGCAGACCGGATGAAGAATTTTCAATTGCAGGAAACCGGATGGAGGCCGTTTTCTCTGCAAGTAGGAGATAATTACTATAACTACAAATATACTCCTATCGGGCTTGCATTAGGTATTATGGGGATTGTGGAAGATGGAAAGCGTTTTGGAAAACTTGATGATTCAGCCTTTGACCGCTTTGCCTTAGCATTATTTTCCTCCAACGAGCTTTTTACCTCTATGTCATTTCTTTCCTCACTTAATGAGTTCATCAAGGGCATATCAGATATAAGAACAGGGGGGAACTACGTAGAGAAATTTGGAACTAACCTAGCTACTTCCGTAGTGCCTAACTTTCCAAAGCAGGTAGAGCAGTTTTTTGATCCTAAGATTTATGATAATAAAACCGTAGAGCAAAAACTTACCCGCTCTATCCCAATACTTCGCGGCGAGGTGAATAAGCCAATGGTAAACGTGCTTGGGGAGGAACTAGAAAAGTATCCGGGCGAGGGAAATTTGTGGACTACCAAAACAGATAAAGCCATCTGGGATTTTATTGCAGGAAAACGCTTTTTTATCACCAAAGTAAAGCCTGACTCCGAGGCAGCAAGGGTATGGAAAGAAGAAAAGCAGGTTCCAATGGATGATGATGAGTTTTATGAGTTTTCCCGCAGAAGGGGCGAGATCATAAAAGAGCGCATCAGGGAAATGCTAGAGGAGCTAAAGCAAATGGATTCAGCGCAACTAGACAAAATACGCCGCGATATAATGAGTGATGCCACTATGCAGGCAAGAGGAGAGATACAGGAAAAAATAGGATACTAAATAAAACAAAAAGGCCACCCTAAAAAGAGTGGCTTTTCTTTTACAACTATGGTTAAACTTACCTTTACTTATCTTCTTTTAATAGCCAATTATTTGATATGGCTTTTAAAATAAACTCATATTAGCTGTCAAGCAGGGTTTTAATTACAAATAAAACACTCATTAAAATAGCAGAAAGGCCCAAAAACCCTATAGGATCGCCATTATAGGCTGCTATAGCAAGTACCCATAGCATAAAAAGGAAGAAAAAAAAGGAAAGCACCAAAACCATCCCACCTACTAAACCTTTAAGCGTTTTTTTCATTTGCTACTCCCTTCCTTAAACGTACTACCTATTACTAGTAACTGATTACCTCTTATGTGAGACTCTGTGATTTCATATAAATGAGGTTTTGTGGATTTCATTCTAATATCACCTCCCTTTATATCCAATACCACAAACATAGAAGAACCGGATGGTAGTACTAAATCTCCTATTTGTATCAACCCAACTGCATTTGTATTAATAACTGCCTCATGGTAAAGCCAGTCATCCAACTTTACATTAAAAAGTTTAGCAAATAGTTTCTGATACCACTTATAGTAAGAGGCTCGAATATTTGTAACTGATTTTACCTCGGTTATTGTCGTTCGCATATCACAAATTTTGTCCATCAAACATACAAATTTCATACATAAAAAACAAATAATATATACAAAAAATAATTTTTATATATTATATCTATACCGACCATAAAAAGATTATATGTTTGACGACATAGATATTAATGCAGTAAAAATTACAGATGCTTCTGCCCCGCAGGTAGATAATACTCCTGCCCCGGTAGTTGAAACTAAATCCGAACCCACTCCTGCTCCGGCAGCGCAACCGGCAGCAGAGCAGACTTCTCCTGTAGAGAAAACTCCAGCTACACCCGCTGTAGAAACTAAACCTGTAGATTTTGAATCTCTGCTTGTCGAGCGGACAAAGGGAGCCTACAAATCATGGGAAGAAATCGAACAGAAGCTTTCGGCTGCATCCAAAACGCAGGAAATAGACTATGTGGATGAGCGGATTAAAAAGTTAAATGACTATGTAAAAGCCAATGGCCGATTTGAGGACTGGGCATCAACGCAGCTACTGAATGTATCCGAAATGGATGCAATGGCAGCGATCCGCACGATGATGAAGCTCCAAAAGCCTGACCTAAAGGATGAATACATAGACTTGAAACTAAAGCGTCAGTACGCCTTAGACCCTGACAGCCATTCAGAGGAAGATGTACGCTACGCCCAGTATGAGCTTGAGGAAAAAGCACAAGAGGCCAAAAATTTCCTAAAGCAGTGGCAGCAGGAACATGCTATCTCCCCGGCCCAAAAAGAGCAGGCGGCACAAGAGGCTAAAATTGCAGAGTGGCAGTCCTACGTGGATGAGCAGGCCAAAGCCTTCACGCCGGTAATTGAGATCGCCTTAGATGAGAAAAATAAATTCTCGCTTGGGGTGGAGTCTAAAGACAAAGTGGTAAATGTGCTTCGCAACCCGGCAGAGTTCTGGAACCTTTTCACGGGTAAAGATGGAAATGTAGACTTGAAAGAAGCCTATGAAACCCTATCCTTTGCCTTGAACCGGAAAGCAGCAGTAAGCTCTCTTGCCAAACAATACGAGTCAAAAGGAACCGAGAGCGTACTCAATGAGATTAAAAACCCCTCTCATAATCCTGTAAAACCCCTTGCTGACAAACCCGCCCTCACAGAACTTGAGCAAATCGCTGAAGCAATGGCAGCAAAGTGGAAATATTAAAAAAAGAACCTTAAACCTTAAAAGAAATAAATAAATGCCTTTAAATAACTTCGGTCGCAGAATAGACGGCCAATTTGTATCCGCACTAAACTTAGTGCATAAAAGAGAATTATTTAAGAAAGTATACAACAAATTCCCTGATGAGGTGTATTTTGGCTTTCTGGAAGAAATGGGTCGCATGATCCCTGTAGAGCAGGAAACCTATAGCTGGTACGAGAAAGAATCAATCTTTGAGGCTCCGGTAATTGCTTCTAAAGCCAATGGCACAGGTTCAGCCGTTCTTGTAACGCTTGCTGCTGCATCGCATGATGAAGGTGGAACTGTATCTTATGTTCGCGAAGGTGATATTGTTCAGTTCGCTAACGGCACTACAGGATATGTACAGGTGAAAACCACTACCACTCCAGGCGCTCACGTACTCACTATTCAGCCAACTGCTGCCGATCAGAACGTTCAGACTGCTGCTGTAGCTACTGAAACCTTTATTATTCAATCTTCTGCCTTTGGCGAAGGAACCGGACAGCCAGAAGGTTTGACTCCTAAGATTTACACTGCCTCTAACAAGGTGCAGATTTTCAAAAACTCTACTCCTATTATCACTGGAAGTGAAGATACTTCAACTGTGGAGTTTGAAATCAATGGCAAGCCTTATTACTCTGAATTAGCCGAAGAAGATACCGCTATGATGCACCGGGCTAAAGAAGAAATGGGTCTTTTGTGGAATAAGATTGATGGTGGCGCACTTGTTGACAAAAACGGAGTAAACGTTCGTATCACCAATGGTTTGATTCCTGGTATCGCTGCTTCCGGTATTGCTCACAACTACACTGATGCTCCTACTTCCCTTGACATGAAATCTATCGTTAAGAAGTTAGATGCAGTTGGTGGGTCAGATGAGAATATCCTTCTTGCAGGTATTGATCTAAATTTGTCTGCCGATGACATTGTAACAAATATCCAGCAGGAGAACGCCATATCATACGATATGATCGGTGGAAAGCGTGTGGCTGAAATACATGGCTTTGATTCATTAAAATACGGCGGATATACTTTCCACAAGAAATTAATGAAGCTGTTTTCTCACCCTAAACTTGGTGGCGCTACTGGCTTTACTTGGTCTACTACAGGTATTCTTTGCCCATTAGACAAACTGCGCGATCCTACTTCTCAGAAAATGGAATACGCTTTTGCAGTTCGTTACAAAAACGCTCCTGGCAGAAACAGAGGTTATAAGACCTGGGAAACTGGTGCTAATGCTGCTACTCCTACTGACGATCAGGACGTAAGAAAGCGTCATTATTTGAGCGAAAAAGGGGGCCAATACATGGGCCTAAACCGTTATGCTTTAATTAAAAAGGCTTAATTAGTTAATCTAAACCTTGAGTTAAAGAGTCAGCCAAAAGGTTGGCTCTTTTTCTTTTCCAAAACTCCCTTCTGCCTGCTGCCATTTTTTCTTGCGTTTCCTTGCTTATTCCTCTTTTCTTAGCAGCTTCTTTCTTTTTTATGCAAACATCTTCTGAGTCTTTTCTTCCCCTTAATTTATCCCCCGTTCTTTTATACCTATCTTCTTTATTAGGGCAGTTTAAATTTAATTGAGTTATTCTCTTTTTGGTTTCTTCAGAGTGCTTTCTGCCTTTTACCGCAATTGATAGCTTTTTTCTTGTTTCTTCTGAAACAATTTTACCTTTATGCGCTTCTGATAACTTCCTTCTTGTTTCTTCGCTTTTCACCCTGCCTTTATGTGCAATGGAGAGTTTCTTTTTGGTTTCTTCTGCCATAACAAAGGTAAGTCCGGTAGTTCTACCTGCCACCTTGCATACATTGAATCCGTTTTTACTGTTATAGCTTTTATAAAAATCAAGCCATTGTTGTTCTACAACCAACAGTTGACTTTCTTCGCATAACTCAAGTAATTCTACATATAGCTTATCAATTCCATGTTTATTAACAAAATATTGCAGTGGCTTACAGTGATGTTTGTTGGATAATAATTTACGCCTGTGAGCATCAATTCTAATCTTAAAATTTACAGCACTACCTACATACACCTTGCTATGGAGCAGATTTCGGATAATATATACCCCTGATTTCTTTAATAGATTTTTAGCTATCTTATTTTCCATACCCGAAAATACATAATTTGTATAACAAAAACAAGTTTTACATACTTTTTAAATATTTTTTATACATTATCTATAACCAACAAGAAGTAGATAATGAATCAGTTACCAAAGAAATTAAAAGTAGAGCCATTAAAAAAAGCAGCCATCTACCGGCTGATCGGTGTAGGGAAACCAAACCCCTTTATGCGCGATAAGAACGGAGTACCGCAACTCACCTGTCCTGTATCAGTGAATATACCTTCGATTGATATAATCAACGACCCTGACACAGGAAGAAAGATTACTATTAAGCACGTTACCGGCTCTTACGTGGATGAGAATGGGAATGTGCAGGAAAGTATTAAAGATATTGAGTTTGTCCGCCCTGGCTACCTGACAGTGCCCCCAACAGAATTTGATACCTATGAGTACCTGGAGCGCTGTAACTGGAATGCCTCCAATCCGCACCGCAATCCCCGTAAAGATGCCATTTTTGAACGCTATAATCCGGAAGCAATCGCTGAACAGCAGACAAAAATAATGGATGTGGAAATCGAAGCATTCTCTTTATTTGCAGACCTATGTAAGACTGAAGAAGGTCAGCGCAAGCTAATTGCCTATTACGGATCACTTGGTAGAGATACACAGGTATCATGGTTTATAATTAAGCGTGATATTGGAATTATCGTAAGACAAGAACCTGAATCTTTCTTAAAGTCAGTAGAATCTCCTGTGACGCTGATGAAATCTCAAATCAATGATGCAGTGCGGGAAGAAATTATCACATTCGATCCAGTAAAATCTGTTTGGAAGTGGAAAAAAGAAGACTCCCTGATAACAGTTGTTGCCAAAGGAGCAAGCCAGGATGATACTTTGTTTGAGTTTTTAATGAGCCGGGAAGGAAAAGCAGTCTTTACCGAGATCAAGAAAAGACTGGAAGCCTAAAGAAGATAAGGAAGTGAAGTTGGAAAGAAAGAAAAGCCCCTAGTTATAGGGGCTTTGTTGTTTCTCTTTGGTTTAAAGTACCTGTCCTTAAACTCGGTAAGGCTCCGAGCAGATACACCATTTCCGCGTGACCAAATACGGTTGGATTTTTCGAGGAAATAACAGGAATCGAACCTGTAAGCCCCTTGTTAAGCGGCAGGAATTTTCACCCATAAAGTAGTTAACTATACCACTGTAGCTCCATGAGCAGGTTAAGTTCCCAAGAGTTGCCTACCTCTCCATATTTCCTACCAATTAATACGTCAAAGATATACAAAGGTTACAAGTATTCCAAATAAAGTATAGAAAATTTATTTTTTGTATATTATGAGTAATGACAATCGCAGAAATATATAAATTCATCGAGTATGTTGCCTCCAAAAACCAAAAGGGAAGAATCACCCCTGAGCAGTTCAACGAGGTAGTAAACCGCGCTCAGATGAGCTTATTTATGGAGCGCATCGGTAATCCGCAGGAATATCAGCCGGGAAGGCCCGTTCCAAGAGTGGCTTACGCGTTAACGCAAAGAATCAGAAATGATCTAGCTCCCTTCCTATCTAATCCTACCCTAGTAACAATACCTGCTGATGGCAAGCTAGAACTGCCGGAGGATTGCAAGTACGTAGTAGCCCTTAGAACAGAATCAGATGATACGATTGTGGATGTAGATCACGATAAAATAGGTTACCGGCTCAAATCAGAAATTGTAGCGCCAACCCTTGCTTACCCCATAGCTGTGCATTACAAGGGCTACATTCAACTCTATCCTAAAAACATAGCAAATGCCACGCTTGAGTATTTGCGCTATCCTGTGAAAGCCCTATACGCTTTTACGGTAGAAAATGGAAGGCCGGTATATGACGAGGCTAGTTCAGTGCAGCTAGAATGGGATGAGATATGCGTAAATGATATAATATCCCGCGCCCTTATCTATATAGGAATCAACCTGCAAGACGGGCAACTGGCTTCTTTTGCCGCCCAGATGAAAACTGCCGGAAGCTAACGCTTTCTTTCCTGTTGCTCTTTAAACTGGCAATAAACTACTACTATAAGTACAATTAATACTAGGTATATCATTAGAATAGTTTTCTATCAAAAAAATCTGCATCAAAATTTATTAGAACTGCAAGCCATGCAGCAAATGCGGTAAACACCCCTCCAATTCCAAACACCAAGCAAACTATAAAATCTATTACCGTTACCTGCCCGGATACGTATTTCTTGGCGGTTGTCACCCCAATTACCCCTATAGCATACCAAAGCAAACAATATAC